AAATATACTGTTTCAAATGTATTCGATGGCATCTGGAGTATGACCACAACCGTGTGGAATGGAATAAAGACGGCTATCACAACACCTATTGAAAAGGCAAGAGATATCATCAAAGGAATTGTAGATAAGATTAAAGGATTCTTCTCGGGTCTTAAAATCAGCCTGCCGCATATAAAGCTGCCGCACTTTAGTATCAAGGGCGATTTTTCACTTGCACCGCCTTCCGTACCACATTTATCCATTGACTGGTATAAAAAGGCAATGAATCAGCCGCTGCTGCTTAATGGTGCAACCATCTTTGGGAAAAGCGGCAATACGCTGCTTGGCGGCGGTGAAGCAGGCCCGGAAGTCATTATGGGACTTGATGCCTTCCAAAACATGGCAGAAGGAACAAATCAAAGTTTGCTGACAACCATGAGTCAGATAATTGCAATAATGAACGAGTATTTTCCGCAGTTTGCGAATACGGCCGTAACACTTGATTCCGGGACAATGGTAGGAGCTATGGCTCCTCAGATGAATGAGGCGCTCGGCAAGCTTGCAATGCAAAAAGGAAAGGGGTGGTAGGAATGTATCATAGTTTAACCATCGGAGACAGGAATACCTATAATGATTTTGGTCTTATCCCAACTGCAAGACCAGTGATTAATCCGCCGGAACCGAACTTTTCTTATCTGGAAGTGCCGGGAAGAAGCGGTGTGATTGATTTGTCAGAGACGCTGACAGGAATGCTCAGCTACACCAATCGCACAGGAAGTATTGAATTTTTTGTTACCGGAAAACGTAACTGGAGTGAGTTGTATTCTGAACTTCTGGCCTTTCTGCAAGGAAGATTTATGCGTGTTGTCCTGGAGGATGATCCGCTTTATTACTATGAAGGCAGATTAACCATAAATGCCTGGAAATCAAATAAGAATAACTCGACCGTTATTGTTGATTATGACCTTTCACCATTTAAATATGAAACAAAGAATGCTGTAAATGGATATCTTATAAGCAATAGAAATTTTCAAAACAGCAATGCTTATTTTTATCCTGAAATGGACACAAAAACTATAGAAATGATTGTGACATGCAGTGATGCCGCAGATCTTAATGTAACAGCTTTGGTAGGCGGAATTATGTATCAATGCAAAAAAGGAGTAAATATTTTACCGATACTGCAGACGGATGGTATTGGGTATATACGTGTAGGCGGTACAGGCAGTGTAACTATAAATTATCGAAGGGGAAAATTGTAAATGTATCAGGTATACATTGACGGTGAGATATTGTATCTCCCGGGAGATAAAAATTACGTGATTCAATCACCGCTTCTTAATTTAACACTTGGCGGCAGCGGCAGTCTTACATTTACCTGTCCAAAGACAAATCCAAAATATGATACAATATCCAATCGAAAGAGTATGGTTGCTGTACTTCGTGACGGGAAAGAATTGTTTTATGGAGAAGTCCGAAATCAAAAAAAGGATTTCATGGGAAATAAAAAGATAAGTTGTGTGGGAGTGCTTGGTTATCTTGCAGATACAATTCAGCCGCAGATGGAATATCACAACATGACTCCCCGTCAGATGCTTACAGCATTTATTGCAGAGCATAATGCTCACGTAGAAGAGAGAAAGAAGTTTATTGTGGGCAAGGTTACGGTGATAGATTCCAATGATTCGTTATACCGATACAGTAACTTTGAAACTACACTGGATTGCATTAAAACAAAACTTGTGGATAGGCTTGGCGGTTATCTCGTTGTCCGTCATGAGAGCAGAGGTCTGTATCTTGATTGGTTAAAAATTGAAGATATCGGAGTAACATCTGCTCAGACATTTTCATTTGGAATGAATCTTCTTGATTATACAGAAGATTTATCTGCTGATGATATTGCAACAGCCGTTATTCCGCTCGGTGCCGAAATTGAATCGGAAAATAATGCTAGTGATGTATTAAAGCAGTATGTTAATATCAGATCGGTTAATGATGATAAGGACTATCTTGTATCAGAAGAAGCCTATCAGCAATTTGGATGGGTCTGTGCAGTTAAGTACTGGAATGATGTAAATGTTCCATCTAATCTGATGAGAAAAGGCCGGGAGTGGCTTGCTAACAATCAGTTTGAAAATATCATGTTAAATCTTACGGCTGTGGATCTGTCTTTGATGAATGTCGGTTATGAAAGCATTCAGCTTGGTGATAAGATTCGCTGTGTAGCAAGGCCGTATGGAATGGATCGAATTTTTCCTGTACTGAAGCTTTCTATTCCCCTTGCGAAACCTGCTGAAACAAAGATCGAGCTTGGTGAAACAAAGACTAAAGGCTATATTGAACAGATATCTCACGGCTATCAAACACTGGCTGAAGAAACAGAAAATAACCGTAAGGTTACGAATGCCAGAATTAAAGATGCCGTAGATAATCTGAGCGCACAGATGCAAAATGGACAAGGCGGTTACAAATTATCGGAATATGATGAACAGGGAAGATGGCTCCGTGACCTTTACATGGATACGATGGATAAGGATACGGCAACAAAGGTACTTCAAGTCAATCTGAACGGTATTGGCGGCAGTAAAAACGGGTATGGCGGTCCCTATAACGTTGGTATGACGCTGGATGGTCAGATTTTAGGAGAGCGTATTGTTGCGGGTTCCGTGACTTCAGAAAAGCTTGCTGTTTCTTACACATCACAGGTGGAGAAGAATATTTCAGATTCTAAGGCACAGGCAATCAGTTCTGCCAATGCGGCAACGGATAATAAACTAAAGAATTATTATACCATGAGTGAGATCAATACCAGGCTTACTGCTACGGATGGAAAGATTGAAGCAAGTGTAGAATCTTTAACCCAGAACCTTTTACAAAAAAACGGAAATTATTATGGCGCTTATACACCATCAATCACCAATGCTCCGGCAAACTCATGGAATACGAATTCCTTAAAGAAACTTCATAATGGCGATTTTTTCTTTAATACATCAAACGGATATGCTTACAGGTATGCTGTGGAGCAGGAAGTGTATAAAATAACCTTCTCATCTGACAGCAGAACAGAAGGTGAAAGATATGATTATGTGAGATTTTATTATCAGACTGATGGAAAAACCTATGCAACGGATGCTTTCGGAGGCACTGCCATTGCGAATAAGATTGTATATCTTCCGACAAATGTCTTCTGGATTTATTGGAGAACAGACGGATCGCAGCATGATTATTATGGTTTTCGGATTATCTCAATCGAAAAGGTGAAGACGGCTTATAAAGAGAATGGAACGGTATCTGCGATTCCTACAGATGTATCGACTACGATAGAAATAAGCGGTACGAATTATCCTGAGTCAGAACACAGTCCATATACGGATAATGTAAGGCAGATGTGGAAATATACTGGAGTTTCACTTTCATCCAGCATTAGTACCTTCTGGCAGAGAATCAAGGATTCTGATATTGACAGTAATAATGAAGCCTTTAATGCCGCTTTAAGGGATAAGAGTGGTAATTACTATGGAACCTATGTGCCGGATACCGGTAATGAACCCGCGAAGTCATGGAATACAAATGCAAAGAAAGAGGCACATATCGGTGACTTGTTTTATAACACGCTTACCGGATATGCATACCGCTATGCTATGACAGCGCAGTGCCTTAAGGTAACGTTCTCATCCGATTCAAAAACAGAGAGCACCAGCTACGATTGGGTGCAGATTTTCTATGAGATGGACGGCAAAACCTATGCGCTTCCTAAGCTTGGCGGAACGGACATCAAGGATGCTGTAGTTTATGTTCCTGCTGCAACCTTTAAGGTCTATTGGAGAACGGATAATTCCGGACATGATTACTATGGGTTTAAGATTACAAGTGTAACAAAAGAATTCAATTATCAGGAACTAAAGGGAAGTGTTGCGGAACTTCCTGCGGATGCAGGAAAAATAGAAGCTTTAACGGGAATAAATTATCCGGAATCAGAGCATAATCCGTATTCTGATGGTGTCCGCAAGATGTGGGAATATACATCAACAGAAACATTATCGACTTCACGAAGTGCAAACTGGTATCGAGTTCAGGATCAGGATATTGCTGTTGCCAAGACAAAGGCAGAGGAAGCTATCTCAAGAATTACGATTGCAGAAGGTAATATTACTTCAATGGTAAAGAAGGGTGAATTTGGTACCTATATGCAGCAGAACTATAACAGTTTTCTTCTTGGCTTTAATAATGCGAGCAAGTATGTGCAGATAAAAGCAGGTGAGATCGGTTTCTATAACGGTACCATAAGCAATGCTCAAAAGAGAGCTATTCTTGATGAGAATGGCATTCACTTTTACCGGGACAATTACTATGTAGGAATGATTGGCACAAATCAGCATAGTGGAAATTCTTCTCACAAGGGATTGGTGTTTGATCTTGATTATCAGGGGAAATATATGGCATTTGCACAAGCTGCATCATCATCAGCTACAAGCTATAAGACCATTCTTTGTTTTTCAAGAGCAAACAGTATTTATACAGAGTATGGTCTGCATCTTGGATGCAATCTCTACTGTCACGGATTTAAGATAATGGAGCCGCAATGGGATGGCGGCTCCGGTGTTACAACAACTATAAACTATGTGCAGGTCTTATCTGTGGATTCTACAGGTAAAGTGACTAAGTGGGGAGCCAATGGCAGCATGACATTCAAGAATGGAATACTTATGGATTTAAATTATTATTCATTGTAAGGAGGCAGCAGATGGAAAAGGAAATAAAACTGATGATTGAAAAACAGACGGCAGATGATAATTCCGGTACGATCGCTTCTGATGCAGAAGAGGTCATACCGGAATTTACGACAGAAGAAAAGAATATGAAACTTTTGGAGCAGATTAATCATAAACTTGACCTGCTCCTTTCTATTGATGAATAGGAGGAAAACAACAATGGATAAACCGACTATGAATTATGCTGTGGCCTATCAAAGATTTCGATCAGAATTAAACGGGACGATAGCAAAGATGCAGCAGGAGTATCCGCTCCCAACCTATATGATTGAGGGCATTCTTGCTAATGTCTTATCGGATATTAGATCGGCTGCAGTTGCAGAAGCAATTTCTGAAGAAAAGGCATTTGCAAAAGAGAATAAAGAATTTTATGAAGATAAATTAAAGGCAATGAATGAGGAACTTTTAAAGCTAAAGGCTGAAAAAGACAATACAGATGATAAGAACTGATGCAGCAAGGCACCGGTTTTTTTCATACCAATTTTTAAGAAATGGAGGAACTTATCAATGAAAGAATTTTGGAACGGAATACAGTTTGTATTCACTATGATCGGCGGCTGGCTCGGATATTTCCTTGGCGGCTGCGATGGACTTCTTATCGCACTTGTGATGTTTGTTGTCATGGACTACATCTCCGGTGTGATGTGTGCCATTGCAGACAAAAACTTATCCAGCGAGGTCGGATTTGAGGGAATCTGCCGCAAGGTGCTTATTTTCATTCTTGTGGGCATTGCAAGCATTCTTGATGTGCAGATCATCAAAACAGGCAGTGTGCTTCGTACAGCAATTATCTTCTTCTACATTTCCAACGAAGGAGTATCTCTTCTTGAGAATGCTGCACATCTTGGACTTCCTATACCGGAGAAAATCAAAACAGTATTAGAGCAGTTACATGAACGCTCGGAAAGAGAGGACAAATAATATGGCTTATACAAACAGTTCATTAGTATCTTACAAAAAATTAAGTCCTAACCATTCAGGACAAAGAACTCATTCTATTGACAGAATCACTCCGCACTGTGTGGTCGGTCAGTGCAGCGTGGAAACTTTAGGTGCTATTTTTGCACCGGCTTCTAAACAGGCAAGCTCCAACTACGGCATCGGCACGGACGGTCGTGTCGGTATGTATGTTGAAGAGAAGAATCGTTCCTGGTGTTCATCTTCCAATGCCAATGATCAAAGAGCAGTTACTATTGAGTGCGCATCTGATACAAAGCATCCTTACACGATGAACAGCGCAGTCTATGCGACACTCATCAGGCTTTGCACCGACATCTGCAGACGCAACGGCAAGAAGAAACTTTTGTGGCTCAAAGATAAGACAAAAACGCTTAATTACACTCCAAAGTCTGATGAAATGGTACTTACCGTACATAGATGGTTTGCCAATAAGTCCTGTCCGGGCGATTGGCTTTATTCAAGACTTGGTGATGTTGCAGCAAAGGTGACTGCTAATCTTAGTGGCGAAACGGAGAAAAAAGAAAATTCCGGCATGGCTTATCCGGCTGTACCTTTCCTGGTAAGAGTCATCATCAATAATCTCAATTATCGTTCAGAGCCTTCCATGAGCGGAAAGGTTAAAGGTCAGACAGCCATCGGTACGTTTACTATCATGGAAGTAAAGAACGGCTGGGGCAGACTTAAATCAGGAGCGGGATGGATTTGGCTTGAAAACCCTGCCTACTGCACCATCGGTAAGACAGCGGCATCTGCCAATAAGATCTCGGGTACCAAAACGGTAGACGAGCTTGCCAAAGAAGTCATCAAAGGTTTATGGGGTAACGGTACTGAAAGAAAAAACAGACTAACAGCTGCCGGATATGACTACGGTAAAATTCAGAAAAGAGTAAATGAACTCTTAAAATAAGAAAAACCGGAACAGTGCGATGAGCCTGCTTACATTCTTCGGAGTGTAGGCAGGCTTGTTTTTTTTGCTTTAAAACGTCTTTTTTACGGTTTTTTCAAGGCTGCTTAACAGGGAGAACAGTAACAGAAAAGAAAAATAAAAAGTTTTTCAAGAAACGTCCTTTTGAACATCTTCCCAAGGCTAACAGATAGAGGGCAGCAAATAAGGCTCTCGGAATTGGAGGTGCAGCGATGAAACATAGTCTTCACATTAGTGTTTCTGACAAGCCGCAAAGAAACGGCATGGTTTCTTGTAAAAGCATCAGCTTAAGAGAACGATTCCTGCGTATGATCTTTGGAAAAGAGCGGAAAGTTGTGATTCTTGTTCCGGGTGATGCAATTGAGGAACTGGCCATCACAAGAACAATGAAAGGAGGCAGACCATGAACAAAGTAACATCAATACTTGACGCAGTTTTTGATGTAATCACTAATGTTCGTGCTTTGGCAGACAGTCTGCAGGGATTTGTAGATGCCTTGACTGAAATCAAAGGTATCGAAGCGAAGGAAGTATCTGCAGCACAAACTTCAGATAAGACCACAAAGTCTAAAAAAGAAAAAGCCAAAGCGTACACATTAGAAGATGTAAGGGGCATTCTTGCCGAAAAGAGCCAGAGCGGCCTTACAGCAGAAGTAAAGGGATTGATTGCCAAATACGGTGGCAGCAAGTTATCCGATATCAATCCTGAAAATTATGCAGACATCATCAAAGAGGCGGAGGTGCTTGGAAATGAGTAAACACGCATTTCTTTCTCCTTCAAGCTCTCACAGATGGCTCAATTGTACACCCAGTGCAAGTCTTGAATCAGAATTTGAAAGCAAACCAAGCCAGGCGGCAGAAGAAGGAACAGCGGCTCACGCATTGTGCGAACATAAGCTGAAAAAGGCGCTTCGC